CACTATCATAATCATAGGAGCAACCAAATAATCATGCCCCTCCATTGTATCGTTTCTAACCACCCCTGTAAAATTAGTGGTAACTACTTGAAGCAACATTCTCTCTCTTACATTCATATCATTATGTTCCTGATAACCAGTAGCCTTAATGGCAGCCCCCTGTCTTGCTGCTTTTGCTTTTGCACCACTTCCTATATAACATTTACCACTCTCGCCCCACTTCCATCCCGACTCACCATTCTTTGTACATCTTTGCACTGGCATATTATTTGTTCCTTGTTTCCACTTACAATTACACGAAAGGATTTTAGAAACAAGAACTTTTTTTAGTAAGGAAAGTTTACTGAGGAAAAAGAGTGTGGAAAAGGTAATATATTTTGAACAGAGGTAAGATGTTTATTATTGGTTTGTTTATAAAGAGTTATAAGAAATTAGCAATGAGCTGTTATATATACAAAAGAGGGTGAAAAAAAGATTGAAAATTTCTCTTAAATAATTAGATATTTATCTCATCCAATAAAAAGCCGGGCTCTAAACAGCGGAGCCCGACTTCGGAGGAGGGTGATGAAAAGCTATATCAAAAAAAGGAGAGTGGGAGAGCAATTGGCTGGGGTGATGCCTTCTACTCCCCCACCACAACACCATGCCTTCGTTTTATTCATTTTCTGCTCCATATACTATTATCGCTGTTTTCAACAATAATCTTAAATAAAAATCAAATTTATTCCTTACCGGCCCATACACTACGTCTTCTAACTTCAGCAGCAGTTCGCTTTAATTTCTTAGGGGCTTCTGCTCCTATAGACTTTGCTATTGCTCTATCCTTATCCTTTCCCCACAACTGCCCTTTCTCCTTCCTCCTTTTAGTAGCTGGTATCCAGGCACACCTACAATTAGGATGACGCGGCAGCAAACCCCTTGCTTCCTTTACAGTCATTACCACACCCTCTAACTCACCACACTCAGCACAAACCCTTTCGTCACCAGCCGTACTCCATTCAGCCATAAGCTGCAATTCCTCTACTCCCAATCTCTCAAAAGCATCTAACTGTCCTTCTGCATGGGCTCTTACTATTTCCGTCCTTGCTATTACATTGGCTCTGGTTCTGGTTATGGTTGTAACATTCTTCCTTAAATTACGGGCAATCTTTTTTGCCCCATATCCTTGTGCCAACCCCTCACTCAAAGTCCTGCTCATCTGTTGTCCCATCACAGCCGTTACACCTTTTAATTCATCGAATGCCCTCTCATACAACAATTCTATCTTATTTAAGACTTCGGGCTGCCCAAACGCTGTTCTTATAAATTCTGCCTGTCCGCCTTTGAAAAGAGATGGATAATTTGCTAATTCCTCCGCCCTTAAATCCGTATAGGCTCTCAATCCTCCCTTCTTATAAGCCGATTCAATATAAGGAGCAGTCCACGGTTTCCCACTTATACCTCCTACTGGAGTTAGAATACCCGCATCTACCTGCTGCTGTAGCCATGTCCTATATGCCTTTACCTTTTGTGCATCAGTTCTAAAACGCCACACCTGTCTTACTTGTAATACAGCAGGGCCTTCCAAACCAAAGACATCATCATCCACAACGAGAACCTGGATAGCCTTACTCAGCTTCCTAAAACGCCTCGTCATATCCGCCATAAACTTCTTACGAAGCATTGTAGTTCGTGTAGGGTCAAGACGAAGATGATTTTTCATATAGCTTCCCTTCTCTTACAACCCACAACTCAAAAAGTAATTGTCTTCTGTTGTTTCCTACACCATTTTCCTGCACCTTTTTTGCTACCGTACGCCATAATAAATCTTCCTTTCTAACACTTACCATTTATCCTTGGGACAATGAGCCGTTATCCATTTCTTCTTAACATTCATACAACAACCACATTCACTACATCGTGGACCTAATCTTGTATTTATTTTATAGAGTGTACATTGTTCACATATTGATATTACCCTCTCCTGTTCCTCCCTCGTCCTGGTTTTAAATCCTGACCTCACAAACCTTGCCGTCTCTAATGCAAGATTCTTCATCATAAACATCCGTCTTTTAGATGAATGGTTTTTATTCACTATTCTTATTCCTCTTCTACAATCTCATCCTCTGGTTCTTCGAGTTCCTCTTCTTCTTGTTCAGCAGTATGTTCCAAAGCAGCCTTCTCAATCGCCTCCGCTTCCTCCTGCGTGAAGCCAAGTACCTTTGTCAAATACTCCATCGGAGGCATTAAGGTATCCACTCCAGCAGTTACATATTTAGCCATAGCTTCTGTCAATGCCTTCGCTACGTTTGCTTTATCTTCATCGGTCGGGGCATTCAAATCAGGCCAATCTACAGTGTACTCCTCAATCTCAGGCAGCACCCCAAAAGCCATCATCCTATCAATAAAAGGTCTAATAATATACGGACTAACATAATTCTCTTGCCGCTGTGACAGCCTTTTATTCCACGTCGTTATATCTTGGGCACTCGCTAACTTGGCTTCCTCCGTGCCTAAAAAGATACGATAGGGAATACCAAGGCTGATAGCTATGTTCCTCATATTGGTTTCAACGTGCTCTTTAGGACTGGATACCTGGGGAGACAAAGACTTTACCGTTATCCCTTCCATAGCAAGATATCTTTGCATACCCGCCATGTATAATTCCATCTGGTCTTTTATAGAATCAGTATCCAAATCCTCTACCTCAGGCTGCGTTTCAAAACTCAAGCCAGGAAATCCCCCCTTCCAAAACATTTCACCACTACCTCCCAATATCTTTCTAATATCAAGCAAACGATTATAAACAGGCTCCATCCTCGGGGCTCCATATACTTCACTCGTCTCCCTGTTATCTGCTATGTGAAGAATTCTTGTCCAGTGAACAATTTTGGACTGCTTCGAATTGGTGGTCTCAGTCCCTTCAAAATCCACAGAATAAGTTTTAGGGAAACCATATCGCGGACTGGTTATATCTGCTTCCTTCATCTTAATCTTAACGGAAGTCTGGTCAAAAGGTTTCAAATAGATAAGCTCATACTCACTCTTACCCACTTTCTCACCAGTACCCTCATTTATCCCTTCCACAGGCTCACTCAATTCCTTCCCATCATCTATTCCCAATAGCAAAATACCAAACTCCCCGATGCCACTCAAAACATCCACCCTCTGCAAATAATGGAATACCCGCTTTTCTTCTCGAAGAGTTTTCCATGCTTTTTCAAACTCTGTTTCATTCGCATCCTCTGTTTCAAATATATTGGGAAGCAACGCCCAGGTCTCCTCCGGCAGTATTCTCACCACCCTCTTTGCAATCCCATTCCTTTTATACAGCTTCTTACAATCCGTAATGGCAAGAGTATCCGGATAACCACATTCAAAATTGATATCTTTACCTGGATTGAGCAGTTTCGTCAATAACTCACTTCGCAGCAAGTGAGCATTGGCTACAAGCATTTCCGTTGAATCCTTCCGAGCCTTTTGCTGTGTGGTCATTTTAGCAGGTGTTTTCCTATCCTGTATTTTTCTCTTTGTCATTCTTTGTTCCTATCCTGTATTTTTCTCTTTGTCATCCTTTGTTCCTTCCTGTTTCATAAAACCCGCTGTTAATGGCATCCTATTATATTCCTCCTCTTTCATCTCACGAAGAGATATATGAGCAAGTGAACCCAAAGGAGCATCCTTAAATAACCTCTTAAGTAAATTCATTAAAGCCCGCTCGTATTCCCTATCCAATGTAAGAAGATATTTTTCACCTTTGAATGTTTCTATCAGCACCACTTTCATTTGTTCTTTAGCCATTTCTAAACAAACCTCCAGCTCTCTTCTTTCTCTTGGTTATCAAATTAAATGCACCACTGCTGGCATCCACCTGGTCTTTGTATTTGGAATAGGGAAAGAAACTTAATTCACCCAGATACTCTATATTCCAATCTCCTCTCTTCAACACCACATTTCCGTTATTGACTTGAACGGAAAAGGGGTCGGCTCTTAATTCCTTGGAAGAATCGGAACCGCTTGGTTTATCCACTCTAACCCTCCACCCAGCCAAATTCCTAACAGTATTCTCAGCACTTTCCTTACCACCACTGCCAGGTTCCTGCTCCACACCTACCACCACCGCCCTTCCGTCCGCTATGGCTGTTTGTTTTATAAGAGCTTCGCGAGTGGAGGAATCCAATCTCTTTCTTATCACATCCAGTACCCAAAATCTCTTATCTCTATCCTTCCCCATCTTGACACCTACCGTATAGGCACCCTTCCCACCCGCCGTTCCTGCCTTATCCCAAAACCGAACCCTCTCCAGCCACGTCATCTTAACCGGAACATCCTCTTCTATTCTAATCTTAACAGTCTTAAACATTCCTCCTCCAAGAGGAACAGGCCATTGTAAAAACTGTCCTGCATATCCGTACTCACCTATAATAGCCTTATTCTCATTTAGAACCTCTCTGGGTAATCGCACAGGGTCCAATAAACCATCCTTATAACGAGAAGCCAAAACTTTGGGTTTGATTTTGTCCGTCAATTCCGCAGGCAGACATATATGTTTTAATTTTAGAGGTCCACCATCCATCCTCTGTGCCACTTTAATCTGCTCTATCATATTAGCCGTACAATCGTTTTGATGGAGACGCTGCATTATCAATATCGTGGGCACCACTACTTTATCCACTTTACGAGTGGATAATGTTTCAGCCATCCATCGATTAGCTGTTGCCAACTCCACCTCAGAAATAGCCTTACTTGGGTCAACAGGGTCGTCTATTACAAGGAAATGACCGTGCATACCAGTAACACTTCCTCCCACACCTACCGCATACCTGCTTCCTCCTCTTGTATTCATAAAATATGATTTCGTATCTTGGTCTTCCCTTAACACTATCTCCGGAAATGCCTTCCTATACTTATCACTTTTAATTATGTCTCTCCCTCTGCGAGACAAGTCCATAGATAGGTTATGGGCATAACTCCCACCTATTATTCTCGCAGTTTGCATCCTTGTCCATATCCAGGGTTGGAACATTACAGAACAGACAGTTGACTTGGTAGAGCAGGGAGGTACGTTTACGATAAGGTCGTGTTCTTTTGGTAGTCCTGCAAATACTCTCTCTGCCAAATACTGAAGTTCGTCACATATCAAAGGAATATGCCAATTATCTACAAACCTCTCAGGTATAATGGTATCCCAAAACTCCTTTACGAATTCATAATAATTCTCCCTCACTATACTTGCCATAACATCATATTCATCAAATACGACGTTTCTCAATTTTTCTTGTTTTGTCGCAAGGATTTCAATATCTCTTTTCTTGTCTGGATTGGGAGTTTCATCATGTCCACACTCATTACATTCTGATTTAATTCACCTGACAAATTCATATCAATATCCACCTTCTCATTATACCCTCTATCCCTGTTATACGTCCTGTTCACAAAAATGATGGCACCACTATCTCCTCCTGCCACAAGTCTGCTCAAATGGTCTTCAAAAAAATTCTTCCTATACCAAGGAATCTCCTTCACAAGGTCAGCAAAACCAGCATCCTGCTTTTTCCATCTCTCCAGCGTACTGCGATTGATATTAACCTTTCGCAGGGCTTCTGAGACGGAGAAGTTACCCGATATCCAGGCATGAAGAAATAACTGCTGCCTAACTCTTTTCCCCTTCCTATCCAGAATCGCTTCTATTTCCTCCAGCCCTTTTGGCTTCTTATCTAACCTATTTATCTTATTCCAAATCAATCTCAATTCCTTGGGCAATCTATTGTAAACATAATCTCCAAAGCTGGCCGTCTTATTATTCCTACCTCTATACTCTTTCCGCCCTTTTTGTATTGCTGATTTGAACGCATCTTTCTTCCTCTCCCACGACCTAAAAGTTGGAAGCGATATGCCCAATGCCTTGGCTAACTGTGTTTCCTTTAATCCCATCCTCGCCAAATTATAAACCGCAACATAGAAGCTATCTTTCCATATCGTTCTTCTCGACATCTCAATCTCCTTTCCCGCAGTATAAAACAACAAGAATTCAAAATCAATTCAAAACCTCTTCCACCCGTTGTAAATATCCAAAAAATATACATATAATTCCAAATTTTTTTGCCTTAAAATCGCTGTTTTTAAGCAAAAAATTGCGATTTTTGCAAAAAAGCAAAAAATTTCAAAAAAAACCTAAAGTTATGATTGATATCATACGTTAATAGTAGTAGTATTATGCTTGTAGTATTTAACAAGTTAATAAGCTGCAACAGTATTTGTTCTACTGTTTCACAAAAGGGCAGGCATAATCGGCTATGTCCTAAAATTGAATCCAATTTCATTAACCTATTTTAGAAAGGACAATACCATGTCAAAAACAAAAAAATTAAGTGAAAGAAGGAGGAGTCAAAATGGATGATTGGACAAAATGTAAAATAGACATACGCATAGCTCGAATATTATTACAACGAACACCAAATCAAAAAGAACGCACCAAACAACTGTGTTGCATTATGAAACGTCTACGGATTCAAAAAGAAATCACTGACAACACTTCAAATAATTAATAAGTAAGACCGAAACGCCCGCAAGGGCGTCTACTGCTTAATGTGGTACTGACGAGGTCAGAAACATTAACTTATTTTAGAAAGGACAATATCATGCCAATGTCAACAGGAAAATTTTATCCTTACAACATTTCACAATCAAGAGAAAAAAGTAAAAAAAGAATGGAAAAAGCAAGACAGCAAAACACTATTCCGGTTTTGGCAGAGCAGCAAATCTTACATCTGATTGAAGTAGAAAAAGAAGGTCTTCCTGATTGTTACAAAACCTTTGATGATTTTCTTGATGACTTCTTTCCAGACTTTTCTTGGAATCTCGAAGATAGCTCCAAAGAAAAGAAAGCAGTTTGTGATGATGAGAGATTCAAAAACATCACACCTTCACTCAACAAGACTTGGGATATAGATATTACAAAAATCCTATCATAACTCACGGTAAAGTTTAACACTGGGCAGGTTAAAAACTGCCCAGACTTAAACCTTACTATTTCATTAACCTATTTTAGAAAGGAGAACACAGATGACGAAACAAGAATTAGCAAAACAAGTTAAGGCTGTACTGTCCACAGACCTTACAGGAACGAGACTTGAAGAAGCAAGTGAAGCAGTAACAACGGCACTTATCACAAACTTGCCGGAATTATTAAGAGAACGACACGACAATGAAAGATTCGAGAAGCTGGTTTGGGACACAGCAGCAAGAGAAGGATACTAACATTCACTATTTTAGAAAGGAGGTAAGATAGGAAAAAGGTTAGACATTAGAAGGTAGAAAGGGCGGTTGGTATGCAAACAATTTTAGTTATTTGTAGGGAGATAAAAACAATGTCAAGTAAACAGAAGGAAGCAAATCTAATAATTGGAAAGCCGGTCAAATGGACAAGGACAAAAAAGCATGATTCGTTTGGCTGGCTGATTCTTTCCATCCTGATTATTTTTGTTTTGCTGAGCATGGTTTTTAGTTCTGCCGGCTGTAACACAGTTCACGGTCTTGCAAGAGACCTCGAAGGATTAGGCAGAACAGTCCGTGAAGGCACACAAAATTCAGTCGACACCGGAGAGCTAAAGCAAATCAAGAGTGGTATCAACAGGCGGAACAGGATAATTGAGGATGGCAACAAGATGAGGGAGGCAACAAGGTAGAGTTTTCTAAAGGTCATGGATGACCTGCTATAATAATTTTCAATCTTTTTAGAAAGGAGACAGTACCATGTTAAAAACAAAAAGATTAAGTGAAAGAAGGAGGAGTCAAAATGGACAACTGGACAATATGTGAGATAGAAATAGTCAAGGCTCAAGTAAGATTACAACGAACACCAAATGCAGAAGAACGCACCAGACAATTACGTTACATTATGGAATACCAACGGCTTCAAAAAGAAATCACCAACAATAATCCAAATAATTAGTAAGTATTAATAAGTAAGGAACCAATACCATGTCACCAAAAGAATTAAAAAAGACGCTGTTGAAAACAGTGCCGGCGGGCCTGCCCGTGCTCATCAAAGGAGCACCTGGCGTAGGTAAAAGCGATATTGTTAATCAAGTGGCTGAAGAACTGGAAATGAATATTATTATAAGTCATCCAGTCGTATCAGACCCAACAGA